ATGCATATCAGGAAACTCGTTCCATATTATATATGCAGTTGGCCAGTAGTAAGTATTACCGTACAACCAAGTCAACCAGAGCCGTTGCTCTTTGTTATACTCGAACCGATCAAAAAAATAATTCGTCATGTACAGAGACGAGTCGCAGTCTTCAATCTCAAGACTGCGCCCGAACCACCGCACGAAAGTTTCTTTACGGATTGCTACACTCATTTAAATGGTAATTCTTCAACCGTTATATCTAAGTTATAGAACTCAATCAATTCTCTAACCTTGTCGACAAGACCCAATTCTTCTGCCTTTACGATCGCGGGTTTATTATCGTAATGCACCACAATTGCGCCTTTTGACAAACCCAAATGCATCATGCGATTCATTGCATAAACAACTACCTCGTTATGATCCATTTTGTTAGATTTATGCACAACACAAGCAATGTTGTTCAGTTCATATTTCTCAAACTTAATTCTTTTCAGTTGGTTATCTGAATAGGTTCTTAAGTTTCCTTCGATTTGTAGTTCTGCTGACTCATTTTTCATGAGTGTAAGAACGGCATTCCAGTTTGATGTAATCTTTTGTCTTGAGGGAACGATATTGGCAAAATAATCATCAATCAACGTTTTGCCATATTCAACATGAGATTTATTTTTAAAATTAAATTTTGGACATTTATTTAATAAGATAGATCTCATTTGTTTTTTCAAATCGTTGGCAGAATTTGGACTTTTGCGTTCTGGACTTTCTCTATTGAGCGTAGAACCAAATAGCTCCATTGCAACTTCAAGTTCATCCTTATCGTCCGTCAAATCTTGCCACGGAATGTAAACGCAAGGCGCTTCTAACCACTGCGCCAGCAGTGCTGCTTCGAGTCGAGTATTACCATCATTAATAACAAATTGACCGTTGGGCATAACTACACAAACAATTGGTCCAAACAACTCCTGTGATTGTGCAGGATTTTGTAGCATCAATTGCTTTATATCAGCAGCGTTTTTATGGTTAGTTTGGACCGTCCTTACCTGTTTTCTATCATATCCTGCAATCACAGAAATCGGAACTTTTACTGACGGGATTGCCTTTCCTTCTACTTGAAGGGCGAGTTGCAATAAGCGATCCCCCAATTCAGAAGAAGGCGTGGTAAGATCTTCAAAGGGTTCGTCAGATATAAAATTGACAAGGTTTCTTTTAATTTCGAGATCAACCAACTCATCACCTTTATGTGCAGTGTTCTTGATGTTATAAAAATCCTGCGGGAATTGTGACATTGCAAAATCTAACGCAAACCATTCAGCAACAGGAGTCATCTTCAACGACGGTTTTGCCAAGATGTGTTTAACCATCTTACCCATTTTATATTCTTGCCAGAATATATTATCAGGACCCAGGGAGGTAATATAAGTCGAAGGTTCGCCCGACACCTTAGAACCAATTACCTTTTTGCCAGTCTCTTTATTGACCCAACCATAGACAATTCCATAATCGCGACCAAATACTTTTTGATTGTTTAAATTTTCACTCATTATATTTTTCCTTAAAAAATATTTAATTATGAAACGCATTAGAGCGTTACGAGATTTATTATACTCTTTTTTTTAAGAAAGCAAACCTTCGGTAAGTAATTGATTTTGTTCAGGATTTTTGTAAGAAGAAGCAAGAGACCCTTTTCTGCCGGAGTAAAGTGCCTTGCGGATGATGGGATCTTTGTTATAGTAGACGCCTTCCGAATAAGTCGAACCACCGATCTTGAAGATTGATAGACTGGCGCCACTTTTCTGTTTGCCCCAGAAAAAGAACCCGCATTTCTCATAGAAGGCCACAGCATCAGGTTCTGCTGACACGCGGAAATATAATGCTTTGTTTTCAATGGCGTAACTCAAAGACTGATCCGTCAAGATTCTACCCACGCCTTTGCCGCGATGTTTATTGAAAGTGTGTAACAACTGCAGATTGGCGACTCTGGGTTCTCGTTTGGAGATAGTCGTTATAATGGCACCCAAGAGTTCATCGCCTTCCCACGCGCCAACGCAATACTCCCATTGTTTCTGCATATTTGCTTTGGCAACAAAGGTCTTGGCAAATTTGTCTGCAGGATCGTTGGTAATACAAGAGCGAAATTGTTCTAGCGTGCAACTACGCAACTTCATTATATGTCCTAATCTTAGTCCCTCGACCTTGAATGCCTCGTTCCTTGACGTATTTGGTTTCTAACCACCCAGCGTATTCTTCTAGATTCCACACAAAAGGAGGGAAGGTATAATTATTCATAGACAAAAGTTCTGCAACTGATGGTCCGTCGTTCAACGCCGCATCAATAAAATCGCAGGCAAACCTAAATTGTGATTCGACTTCTTCACGTTTCGTGGTAGAACGAAAACAACGGAACTCAATGGTTCCAGTATGCTTCATGCAATAGGTATTGATCGCGTAACGAAACGGACGACCCATTGAGACTCCGTCTTTGCCAGCAGCATGCAGTTTAATAAAATGATTGAAGTCTGTGGCAAGATTAATAATGTTGTTGCTCATATACTCTGGCATTTGTCGGCCACCATCATATTTGAGATACATTTTAGCACCCTTGGTTGATTTCATTTCATGATGATCATAGAATCCATAACACGCTTCGACAGTATCTTCTTGATTCTCTGCCACATATGCTATTAGTTTTTTGAGAGATGCAATATCTTCTTTCAATCCAGGAACAAATACATGTAAGTGTCCATGATTGACAACGCTTGCTGTCGGAGTATCGCCATGAGCAACAAATAGATCATGCAGTTCCATTACACGGTCTGCTTGATCTTGCCATGTTGAAGTAGGTTTTGTATTAATTTCACCACCAAATGGTGGCGATTCGCCACGCGGGTCGCACGCAACATATTGGTATGGAGGGTTGAGATTTACAATGTCAGTCTCAGAATATTCCCAACTTCCAAGGTGTTCTGGTATTTCTAATCTACGATCAATGTCGCCCCATTCAATTTCGTAACCCCATGTAAAATCATTTTTATCAAAACTCATTGCAAATCCTCAAAAATATTTTTTATGTTAAATGGCACAGTACAATCATATACTTTCATTTGGTCTTTTTCAACAACATAATTATGTAACTGATCAGTTTTATGTATATCCCTTAATCCTGCACGCCTTGCAACGTCTGCAGTGGAGGTGAATATGATACCCCTTTCATGCATGCTATACCACAATGGGCGTTCGTGGTTACGAAAAGCAGTCAAAGAATTGTTCTTACTGTCGAGCGCACAAACCGCCATGCTTGCAGTAGGAAAGTCAATGAATGGATGCGAATCATTTTCCAGACTTCTCAATACTAATTCAGAGTCATTGTTAGTTTCACACTTGTAGAACCAGTTTTCTTTTGGTTCTTGAGAAATAACACCGTTGTGTGATATCGCAATATTTTCCGAGGCGAGTGGTTGGGGATATTTTAGATCGGACGTAGAGTATCTTGTATGACCAATCATATAAAGATTGCCATTACTATGAAGAGCATCAAACAGATCAAACTTCTGAAAGAATTCTTCAGCAGGGATGCGGTCTCTAACCGTTACCAAACCAGTTTCTGTTATATATGAAAGTCCGGTAGAATGCTTTCCGCGAATTTGGGATTCGTAGAATAAATTTTCAACTAGGGCGAGATCCTCTTCTTGGACATTTTGTAAATAGATTCCCAAAACTCCGCACATCAATTATCTCTCTCATTTTTTTCTACAAGGTAAGTTATATTATGCCCTATTATACTAGAATTGTCAAGGCATTTCCCACATTTCGTTCCAACTTTGTTTATCAGGAAAGGTTCATCATCTAGCATCTTCTCAGTTATGGCATTACAGATACAAACGTACATTACACAAATATTCTGAACAATACGACGACAACGACAATTCCCAATAAATATCCTATAAGAAATCCCTTCCAAAATTTTAATCGCAATTCATCTAAATAAGTCTTCATTTCGTTCCTTAAAATTGGATTTGTTCCTTAAGAGAAACTCTTTTCCTTAAATCGCTTGTCGAGAACCGGTGGTCTCGTTTGTTAAAATATATCTCAATACCCCTACTTGCGCAGATTGCTCTACCAGTGAACGTTCCGTCCTTATACTCTTCGCCTATTATTCTAATATCCAAATTAAGCATTGTCAAAATATCTTCAAGATCTTGTTCAGTTTGGTATGGTATAATTTCATCGACGTATTTGATAGCATTCAATTGCGCATATCGTTCTACGAGAGTTTGAACCGGAGCGTTCTTGTTTTTTCGGTCAATAGAGGGATCCACCTGCAATCCGCAAATCAGATAATCACATTGTGATTTTGCTTCGCGTAACATTGCAACGTGTCCTGCGTGGAGCAGATCAAATGTGCTGGCGGTGAATCCTACTATACGTTCCATGATATTCCGTTCTCGATAGCATCTTGTGCAACTTGAATATATTCACGATCTTCTTCTGATAGAATGCTCCAAAATTTACTGACTTCTAATGTAAGATCATAAACTTCATCTGCGTGCTCTAGATGATAATTGGATTCCATCAATTCTTGTATGTAATCTAATCTAGATTTGATTTTTTGTCTTAACATTAGTGCCACCGATAAAACTTATGGGATCCAATCCTACCAACGGGAACCATACCCCTGTCGTTGATCCAGTTTGGNGTTACGTATGTCGCGTGATAATGTGTAGCACCTTCTGTAATTCCTCTCCAACCACCTCTGAGTGACATCTCAGCAATGATTTGTGCTTCTTCATACGCATCTAGTTCCATGGGTTCATCACTCAACCCATCACAGAACCACGAGAAGTGACACATACCACGAACCGGAACCTCGTTACCTTTCCAGTTCGTTCGCATCACTGACTGGTTAACAACTTCGCAGACGTTGTCAGGGAACAGATTACTATCAACCCTGTTCAACACTACATCAGCAACAGCGATGCGGCCAGCAAAGTTATCGCTCCGAGACTCGTGATAAACATTAAGAGCGAGACATTCCAGTTCTTCGACTCTTGCAGTTTCTTCTGCATCTGTTGGTCTGCTTGGTACAAAGACAAGTTCTTCTTCTGCAAGTGCTTGAGGTGCCGATTCAATCGGCGGCGATTCTTGAATCGGTTCGGGGTTCTCATTCTCTCCTCCTAAAACTAATAACGCGCTGGATACAATCCAGAACAATGCGCAGAATAATAAACCAAAAATCCATACAGATCTATTAGTCACTTGAAATGTCAGAAGGTTCTTCATATGTTGCATTGCCCCACGCTCTTGATGAATTTAATTTTTTTCCATACTCATTAGTGAATGTTAGCTCATTATCTTCTTGATCCCAATCACAATGCGATGCATCAAACGCTTCCAATACAACACCCCAAGTCTGCGCTGATCCAGCAATACTTCCTTCTCTTTTACCCCAATAAAAAGCAGCTGCCATACAAATTATCGTTAACAATGTTTGTTCGAATGGTCCCATAGACGTTTCTCCTAGAAAATTTTAATAGAACTGAGTTTCTCTCCAGAAACCCTCCTTCCAGCGTCGCTATTATCAAACACAGGTCCAGTATCTTCTACAAGATCCTGGGTGGCATTATCAACATCATATAGTTTCATTTTAGAACGGTCAACTCCAATACAAAAACGCTTATTGGAATTGGGATCGTTATAACGGTTCTTCAATTGCTTAACCATCATTTGATTAAGTCCTTCAAGTTCTTCGTTTGATACTAAAGCGAACATAAGATCCGCAGTCGCCGGTAAACCGAACGATTCAGAAGTATCCTCAAGACCAGGGTCAGAGTTGCCAAACCCACTTCGCGTGGTTTGAGTCGCTGACATAATAGGAACATTAAACTCTACCGCCAACCCTCTCATCTCTTCGGCAATTGCCTTGATATATGAGTAGGAATTGATAGCACCGCCCATGCCCTTCATTCTTGAGGACGCACATATATTTAGATAGTCTATGAATATGATTTCTGGTTTAAATGATTTTTTTAATTTCAGTTCATTAAGCAAGGCGCGGAAGTGACCAGTGTGCGCAGCACCGGTAGGATATTCTTTAACGATAAGTTTACCCTTGGTCTTTGCCGCTATCTTACCAATCCGATCCTTGAATGTTTGCTTAGACATATGATCCAGAGAACCAATAGGAACGTTCATCAAGTTAGCGTCGATGCGTTCTGCGATACGTTCTTCTGCCATCTCCATTGTGATGTAGAGCACGTTATGACCCATGGAAAGGCAACTGGCAGCGTGATGACACATAAAAAGACTTTTACCCACGCCTGTACCCGCCAGTGCGATGTTCAGAGTCTTATTGGGAAGACCACCTTTAGTAATGGTGTTAAAGTATTCCAGGTCAAAGGGAATACGATCTTCTTGCTCATGGTAAAAGTCATAGCGCTCATCAACATTTTCTAGATAGTCATGTCCAACATTAGTGTCAAAACAAACTGCCAGTGCCTCTGTTAACACATCAGGAATTGCGTTCTTAGACAACTTCTGATGTTTGCCATCAATGATCTGGATTGATTCCATGATGGCATTGTACACAGCACGGTCCTGACACCACTTCTCAGTTGTGTCTAGTAACCATTCGCTATCTTCTTTCTTTGCCTGAAAGATATCAGGCAGAATATCCATAGCGTGCGTGTACATTTCTGCATTAAGATTGACATCATCGAGTTCAATCTTAAACGCTTCGAGAGAAGGAAGTTTGTTATACTTAGAAACAAACTTCACTACCTGATTAAATAATTCACGGTAGATCCCCTCGAAATAGTCTTTCTTAACAAACGGAAGAACCTTTCGCATAAAAGGTTCATTAGTGAGAATGTTTCTTAAGATAGTCTTTTCTAAATCAATGTTCATTAATGTCCTTCATTGCGAGCGTTCCGTTGCCTGCTGCTTCGTCTAGAATGGTTTCAAGAATTGAACCCACGTATTCTTGCAGTTCAACATTAGAAACCGCAAGCGAATCATCAGGAGAATATACTATTGTATAATTAAAGTTCAAACATTTCAAGGGGCCATTGAAAGATATATTACCAAATCGAATTACCGTTTCTATAAAATCACCTTTCAAGATTCTTATATCCCAACCCTGTGCGTTATCATCATCAGTTGGTATAAGTTGGAAATCTATTCCCTCGAGAACACCCATCACTCATCATCCAATTCTAATTGTATTTCTGCCTTATGACCTATCTGATATAATTTCTTGATCATTTCGTGAAACTCAGGTTTTTCCAGAATGCTTGCCCAGAAACTCTCACCAAGATCAGCAAGGCGATGTTTTCGATCGTCTCCTGCTTTCTGATACCAACCGTTTGATGGTTTGGTTACAAAACCCCCAGCCAATGCAACATCAAGGAGACCGCTATATTGATCAATACCACCATCCCAAGAAACACTAATAGGAATCTTACTCTTTTCTTTAACATACCTCGACTTATCCACGTTTACAATAAAATCATAACCAGTTACCTCAGTACCTGTTTTATTCTGCCGTCGACCAATAATCCAGATATTGTCTGCAGAATAATAAATCCCTGTCCCGCCGCCTACAATATCCTTGGGGTACAAACCAATCTCTTTGTAGGTGTGATTGACAGCAAGTAACGGAATATCTCTCATAGTCAAGTATGGTGTTGCCATACGAAACAGACCTTTTAATGCTTTCGCGCGAGACATATCAGCAACAGACTTCTCATTCAACGTATCTTCCATTTCTTTCTTGGAAGCAAGGTTGCCGATAGAATCAATTACAATGATTACCTTCTCTTTTTTATCAATTCCCTCAAGTTGTGCGATTATATCAAACTTCAATTCTTCGACGTTTGTGATTGGAATATGCAAAACGCGATCCAAATCAATATCAAAAGTTTCAAAGTAAGACTGAGGCGAACCAAACTCCGAATCATAAAACATCATCACCGCTTCGGGATCTGCTTTTAGATATGCAGATGCAATCTTAAGAGCAAACGATGTCTTGAAGTGTTTTGATGGACCTGCTAGAACGGTCAACCCTGAAGTGATACCGCCCGAGAGGGAACCAGAGAGCGCGACGTTCAACATTGGCACGTCTGTAGCGATTTGTTCTTTATGAGCAAAGAACTCAGACTGAGACAGTACCTCCGTATGATCCAACTTGCTGTTCTTTTTAAGTTTTGACATTAATGACATATTTTAATTCCTGTAAATAAATTCGATTGCACCATTTGCTTCAACCTCTAATGGTCTATTATCATACCACTTTCCTGTATCATTATCAAGCTCTCTGCACATATCAGCAATTTCTTTTGCCGATATGGGGTATTCTGCTTTGATAGCATTTCCTGCTGTCGCCACCATAATATTATACATCTTAGAATACCAACCCGTACCGGAGATTGCCATATATTCTTGCGCCAATCTCTTGGGAAAGAAAGGACAGTCTCGGTAAGATGTCCATTGTACATCTGTATTTTGCGACTGTTCCTTACGATAAGAAACAACCTGCTCCCTGAGTGCTGCGGGCAATCGGTCAAGGAATGACTTAGACTTTGCCGTCTGATATTCCCAAGCACCCATCAGGTCATCGGGGTTTAGATGTCGACCTTCATTAGTAAAGAAAAAATTAAACGCATCAGGGTATTCTGCCGGAACATAATACATCCGAGAAAGATCTTTAGTCTGCTTATCTCCGATATCCTTTAGTTGCTTATTCAAAGCAAACCAAAAGTGGGGTATCTCTTCGGCAGTTATTTCCCGAGTCAACGGAAACACCAAACGAAACTTGGGGACGATTGGCGTGCTGCTTGCGGTTGAATAACAAACGAACTGATATTGCCCGCAGATGTTTTGAAGTGTAGGTTTTAGATCGACGCTAGGCACAATATTAAAAGCATCAAAGTCATCAACATCAACAGCAGCCCAACTGCCCCAATGAGTAACGTTTTTATTAGACCGAGTGCTGGTTTCAACGTAACGAGCAGGACTAATAAGAGGAGAAGAATTATTTCCACCTTTTTCACCTTTTTTCTTAGACAAATTCAACAACATTTGCACAAAGTCTTCCCACGAATCGTGCGAAACGGTTCGGTGCGTTTTATTGTCGAAAGCGTTTTTAAATATAGTAAGCGAATACATCATGTTATTATACTGTATTGGTAATCAAATAGCAACGGCCGTTAAGTTATTGATAATATTAGAAAAATGCATCCAGGGTTGCCTTGGGTTCATCTTCCCACCCAATAGCATCAAGTATGGGTTTGAGGGGATCTAGAAAACTCTTGTTGTACATTGTATCATAATCTATATGACGATGCAGTTTAAGTTCTTTGGGTAACCTGTCGGGAAAAGAAATAATATTCTCTCTGATATGATTGGGCGTTTTGAGATAGATGTATTTTATTTTCGTGCCATCATTAATCAGTTCGTATTTCTGCTCGATCTTTTCTTTCTTGACGTGGTAATTATATAGTAATGCGCCACGAGAATGCATGGGAGTACCCTTACCGTAAATCATCTGACGATCTTGGTATTTCTTGATCGCCCTTACTGTGCGAGGGAAAGCAATAACTTCTGGTTCAAGGGTGCTAAACTGTGCACGGAAATCCCGAATAAATTTCTGAGCATCTTTTTCCTCGCCATTTAGCAGAACGTGAAAGACTTCCTTGAACTTATCGCGACAGATCTGCGGAGTCGAAGATTTGATTGCTTCAATTCCCATGATCTTTAGTTTAGGTTGGGCATACTGAACACCCTCAGAATTGTGCACCTGCAAAATATATCGTTTCTTTGCAGTCCAAACACCACGATCGGCAATAACTTCCCTTGACATTACCATTCTATTCTCATAGGCATTAGTATCAATTGCCTGATACTTATACGCACTAGCAATTGCTTTCTCAAAATGCACACAAACGTGGTCAAGAAATTTAACTGGGTTGGCGGGGCGGTGCTCCTTAACTAAGTCGTTCATATTGATATATACCGAGTCAGTATCAATGGCAATCACATAATCTTTCTTGGTCCCTAACAGGGTTTGTAACTCATCGTTTACTGCTTTCTCGGCACATAGGATTGCTCGCTGACCCGAAGTGGTAATTGCTTCGGCAATCTTAAGATCAAAGTATCGAAAGTATTGATTAGCAAGTGCACCGTAAAGAGAGTTCATAAGAATCTTAACCGCCATCTGCGTATTATCGTGGATGGTTATTTCATTGGCAAGTTCTTTGCTAGGGGTTTTGTTATATTCTTTCTGGGCATTAAGCATTTTATTCTTGGCGGATACACGATCACCATAAAACTTTTTAATTACCTTGGGAATAATACCTTCGACATCTTTGCGATATCGACTACCGTTTGCTGCCATTGTAAAGTCGCCTTCTTCCTCGTATGTAAGGGTTTCGGGTGACATGTTATACTGCACAATAATGTTTGGATAAAGAGAATTCAAATCAAAAGAGCAAACCCATTCATGCATACCGATCTGAGGTTCTTTGACATACCCGCCAACAATGGTCTCTTTCTCTTTATGCTCTTTGGGCGGAACAATGATGTTTTCTTTTAAGAGTTCGTTGTAAATAACAGAATCCCAAATGGTAGTTGTGCCAAACGCTTCTTGATAATTACTCTTTGCTTTATATGCCATTGTCATCGCTAGAGTAATTAAACCCATCTTCTCTTCTAATTGATCGACCAACTCAACGTCTTTGATGTTATAATCGATAAACTTCTGATGGTCGTCGCGATATAGATTATGAAGATTACCAAATTCTTCGTACGATAGTTTCTTTTCACCAAGAACCTGATATGCAATATGGTCAAGTTTGAACGATTCTTGTTGCCCGTAAGTTAATACGCCAAACTTTTGAAACAGATCATAATAGTCTAAACTGGCAATTCCTTCGATCTCATAGGTTATCGCGTCTTGTCCCATACGAGTGTGAAACTTACGTTCCTTTACTAAACCCCATGGCGAAAGTTTCTTAACACAATCGCTACCCAATAAACTTCTGATACGATTTACCAAGTATGGAATATCAAATAGTTTTGTGTTCCATCCGGTTATAACGTCAGGACAGTTCTCATAAGTTGCCCACCAGTCAGTGAACTTGAGAAGCAGATCAACCTCTGAATTTGCTCGGCAGTATACTACTTTCTGGTCGGAAAGGCTCGTATCATATTCCCCGAGACCCCAAACATAGAAAGTGTCGGATATGTTAGACTTACAACCAATCGCGGTGACTTCATGTTTTGCTTCATCTGGGTTTGGAAACCCTTGATCAGATTGAACCTCAATATCAATGCTGGTAACATTGATCTTATCGCGGTCAAACTTTATTTCGTATGGGTATTTCTCTGCCAGATATTGTGTAACGAAATTGGTCATGCCATATATGGTGAAGTTCGTTACATCTTGATAGCGTTTGATAAAATCAGACGCTTCTCTCAGCGAGTCGAATTCTACTGGTTCAACCAGATTGCCATAGAGAGATTTGTATTTACCGGTCGCCTTGGGGGTTTCGATAAAGAGTTTGGGTTTGAATGAGATTTTTTTGGAAACTTTTTTGCCGTCTTCATATCCTCGGTAAAGGATATTGTTTCCTACGCGGCACACATTTGTATAAAAATTCATATAGACATTATACCATAATAAAATATTGAAAACAAGTGGCGAGGAGTTTTTAATTTATTCTGCCAAATTATCATGGCGAGCACCCAGAACCCTCTAAACTGGACTTCTGAATCTGTTACTTAGAAGTATAATACCGTCGACATTCCTGATGAGATTCGGCGATCCCGTCCAATACTTCTTGAGCACATCTTTCGTCGAGTTTCCGGTTACTGTCTTTTACAAGCACAGCACCTACTAACATCATTGCGATTACAATACCTGGCATAATATATCCTTAATAAAGATTGGGTCGGGGGAGATGCGCCTCCCCCAGTTTATGCCGTCTTGCGCTTAAGGGGGCACCCAAAGGTTTTACAAATATGGCGCTGGCATATACAGACTTGAACCCGCTGTGTACACACCGTAGTTAGGTGTGAAGAGAGGTGCTATTAGACCTCCCAGTACAAGCGAAGCAAAGAATACAATGCCTAACCAACTTTTGATTTTCTTGATCATGCGAACCAACTTACAGCGATCATGATCGGTGCTATTGAAAGCACAGCAAATAGTTGCGCGATTGCAACCATCTGTTCTTTTTTAGAGGAAAGAAATTCCTCGCTTTTTACAAACTTTTCCATTGTTACGTCCTTATTGAGAATTAATTTCTATTTTTCTCGGACGCTGTTCTTCGGGTAGTTCCACTTTGAGTTTAATCACTAGTAGTCCATTGACGAATTCAGCTCCATCAACGACAACATGATCTGCAAGTCGGAATGTTTCCACGAATTTCTTCGTAGTAATCCCTTTGTGAAGATACTCGGTAGTATCCTCTTCAGGGTTGCCCCGAATGACTAGAACACCAGGCTTTGCCTCGATATCTAGGTCTTTCTTTTTGTAACCACCAAGTGCAAATTCCATGGCGTATTCTGTGTCAGAATATTTTACAATATTGTGACGAGGAAAACCCTTCTCGTTTGCGCCAGCGGCAGTTAATCTTTCTATCTCATCCCAGACGTGGTCGAAACCAATGAAACGAGAGTGGGGGAACGAAAACACTTTACTTCTTGTAGTAACCATTGCTATCTCCTTATTTAATTTAAGCAAGATTGTTGTCTATCGTTCAGAATATTCTGCAACGACACTACTATATATACTACTTTTTTATAAGAATAGCAACAACTTTATACTTTGTTGCCTATGTTATATTTTGGACACAATTCCCATTCATCTTTTTCTTTATGGGAAATAATTTTGATTTGCCTAAGCGGAGCACACTCAGCGACTTTAGATTTGTCATCAATTTGCACAAGACCCCAATCAGAAAGCAGCTGCGCAATACTGTTGCGCCGAAGCAAATCGTTTTCTTCGAGGTTTGATTTTTTGCCATCTAATAAAAACAGTTCTTTAAAATGAACGATGAAGTACCTGCCCTGTTTATGGAGTATATGGCATGATTGAAATAATTTGTTATCTTTCCGAGAAGCAACCCCAATTCGTGTTAAGGTTTCTCTTACTTTCAGGAAATCATCAGGTTCATTCAGCGTAACTTCCAGCATTTCTGCTGGGGTCCAAAGTTTATTTTCTTCCACCTTTATACACCTTTTTCTTAATTGTTGCTATTTGATCGGGTGTTAAAAGAGAAAGCACCGAATGTGCCTTTTCATTATTATATCCATAATACTCTTTTACTACTTCCAAATCATTTTCTTCGATCGGTTTCGCCCACTTGGAGAAACGTTTTCGTTTTCTGACTATATTTAGTAAAAAATGGAATTGAAGTTTATTATCAAGTTGGTGGTATCTGTTCATCTCATTCGCGACTGCAACAGTGTCGGGAAAGTAAGATAGTTGTCTATTGACGATAAAGGGAAGATAACTTTTCTCAACATCATCATTCATAATATCAACTTTTGTGTAATTAACAGAATTAACAAAGTCAAATGGGTTCATTATCACTTCCTGCATTATTTAATTTATCTGCTTGCTCTTGTGTCATTTTTTGACTCTTGAGCAATTCGCCTTTTTTGCTGCGCCACCCCAGCGGACTGGCATAAGCACCTTTCTTCAACCAATTTGGACCAACCTTCTTCTTAACAGGATTAACTGGAGTTTCCGGTTCGACCGGTTGTTCTCCTTTTGCTTGTCTGGTTGGGTCGTCCATTATTAAAACTTCTTTAGTCTTAACGACTGATGGCGTTTCTTCTCTTCGTGTAACTATGCCTTTGGTACTAGCAATCAATAAAACAACTGCAAGCGGATCAAAGACGAATACAAGAGAGAGTATAACTGCCCTTACTGCTTTGTCGTAATAACTTGCTGCTTCTTCGCCATATACCAACTCAGCAATATATTTTATTGCTCCGATTTCTAACTCAAAGGCGATCTTCTCTTTCCTCAATTCTAACGCATTCTCTTCTAAGATGTCAAGCGAATCTGATATTTCTTCACGTGAAGATTCTAGTTGCAACCTCTCCCCTTTCTGCTCTTCTCTGGCGGCCAATCCTTTTGTGATATAACCACGAGAAATATATTCTTCAAGCGCAGCGTCCAGAGACTCTAGTTGGGTATCAATTGCTGATATTTTTCTGTTTTCTGAAGATATCTTTCTCTCGAGGTTCTCAAGTTTCACATCATTATTTGATGATTTAGTTTCTTGTTCGAGATGCGCTTTAGACAGATATCCAAAAATGCCCATGCTAGTAATAAACATCAAGACAATTACTGCGCTGGTCAGATATGTCTTGATAGGAATACTAATTCTTTTCCATTCAAGGTGCAACCATGCAGCAGTAACTAACTTACCAACCTCTAACGATCCTGCCATTACTATCACTGACCAATATGCACCAGGAAATATCGTAGATAATCCGACGATAGAGAAAAATGCGGCAATCGCTGCTAAAGTGATTGATGTTATAAATGCGAGATAATTAATCATTACCTCATATTTATATTCGCCATGACCTCAGTTAGACACGCAACCACATTTAATTCATGGTCTGCAACAAATGCATTCTTATACTGATAATCTGCTAAGATCAATACAAGTTGCGGAATTGATGCAGGGTCAACCTTCTCATACATATTATCATATATGCTGCGAAATATAGAAGAAGCGTCAACATCAATATTGTTGACAACCCATGTTCTCATTTTCTTAAAGTCTTTTTCTTTAAGAGTTTTGAATAAGAGTTCATAGTTTGAACTCTCTGAGTTTACTGTGATATCAAGAATACCGCCAACAGACGCTCGTTGTATTTCATTAAGCACTCGACGCCAATCAGGTGCATGCTTCATTATTAGATCAGCAACAGGTTTTACTTGATCCGTCGCAACAATATTCTCTTTACTAAGAATATCCATTGTGCGTTTCAAAAACTGCTCGCACAATATTGCCATGTCTTTCTTAGATGTATTGAATTCATATACACCACACCGAGAATGGAGGGGTTCAATGATTCTATTCTTGAAGTTACAGGTGAGAATGAATCGGCAGTTATCTGAAAACTCTTCGATGAACCCACGCAAGGCAGGTTGTGTCGATTGAGGATTCAGATAATCTGCCTCATCAAGGATGACGACTTTAAAATCGCCTTGTAGGGAAACTGATGACGCGAAACGTTTGATTTTGCCTCGCAGTGTATCAATGTTGCCTTCTTCAGAACCGTTGACTACGATATAGTCTAGATTCAATTCGTTACAAAGTGCTTTTGCAACAGTTGTTTTGCCAGTACCGGCACTACCGGTAAATAACATATTGGGCAATTCACCACTAGAAACCATGTCTTTAAATGTTTTCTTCAGTTTGGGTGTAAGAATAACATCTTCAATTGCCCGTGGTCTGTACTTCTCAACAAGTAGAAACGAATCCATAATTACTCCTAAACATAATATAATATACTAAAAAGCGCGACAGGGCAAGCCCTGTCGCTATTCAACAACGGAGTAATTGAAATTTATTCTACCGGAGCAGGGTCTTCAAAACCAAACTCGGATTGGGTATTTTCTACTAGTTGAATCATTGCGATACATTGATCGCGCAGTTGTCCAATTGTTGCAAGTTCTTCGCCGCGAAATCCGCCGCGGCCGGCAACGGTGTCAATAACCGCAACAGTGCTTCGCGTGATTCTATTTGCGAGATCTGTCATCTCTTCAATTTGTTCATTTTCCATTATCTATTCTCCGTATGAACTTGATTTTTCTAGAGCACACCAGTATTCAACTGACGTTTCTTTATTAACAAAGTGTGATATTAATTTAGAAGAAATATTAACCTGATAATCTCCATCAATCATTTTAAGATTACGGATGTCGAAAATAAAATTAAAGTCTTCTTGCTCAAACGTTCCATCAACATCGATAGAAAACGCATTTGAGGTTTTATCATTATTATCTAGAACCGAAAGGCGAAGAACATTATCATTTACTGTGATTGACATCTCAGTATGTCCTAAGACGGATGATGCCTTTCTGACCTTGCCCAAAGTTGCTTGTGTCAAGGTAAAAGAAACATCTGTCGAAGGCATTTTAACATCCTTCGCCGGTTTGGTCAATACTTCGAGATCAGAATAAAAATACTTAATTCTAGACGTACCAACAAAGTCACCAACCACCACATAGTTCTCTTCGAACTGTAGGCTTGGTTGATCGACTAATGACAGCACACTTAGAAACTCATTAAGATCATACACGCCGAACGTTAATGGAAATTCCACGTCTAGCGTTGACGAACTTAATAAGTTTCTTGCCTCTGAAATCGTTTTGAGAGTATTGCCCTCGGTAATAACTATGTTTGGATTAATCGATGCATAGTTCCTAAGAACCTGCATCGTAGTTTCAGTAAGTTGCATAATATAGTTCCAAAAAGTTTTTGTTACTCAGCAGCAGGTTCGTCTGCCGTGGGTGCTTCAGCATCAGTTTCTTGCGGGGGTGTACTTGCTTGAACGAAAGCGGCGAGGCGGTTTCGGAAACTGCCAACCATTTCAAGTTCTTCACCTTTCACAGCACCACGCTGACTCATTACATCAATAAAATTGACAGCATTAGCGATATCCACCAAAGAAAGACCCACTTCTTGTGGGGCATCTACTGCTTCTTCTACTACTACATCTTCTACTTCACTCATTATTTACTCCTATTGTTTTAAACGAGATTACATCTATTGTACTACATTGTATACCCAATGTCAAGCCAACTTACTAAAGTTTTTATGTTTGATGAATTCTAATTTTTTCTCAAACTTAGTCTCTAGTAATTCGCCCTTATGGGAAATTACAAAGGTATTTGTATCTATACCTAAAGTATCTAGTATTTTCAGAAGATTTTCAACACCATCTGCGTCCATAGAGGAGTCGAAAGTTTCATCTAAAATTAATAGATTAGTTGATATACTATTCTTCATTTTGGCAATTTGCCGCCATGTAAATAGTAACGCCAAATCGATACGCTGTTTTTCACCTTCGCTGAAAGAATCATACGAAAATGCATCGCGGTGGCGTGACCGAATGGTTTCTTTGAAAGACTCATCCAGGTCAAAGTGGACATAAAAGTCTAAAATTTGTAAGTACTGGTTAGTCAGTTTATTAATCACCGGCAGGTACTGCTTAATGATTTTGGTCTTGATACCAGTATCTTTTAATAATTCTGTTATAACTTGATTGTATTCTCTCTCTTCGGCAAGAGTTAGTTTTGTGTCTGTGAGATCGCTTTGCTGACTTTCGAAACCGATGAGAGAATCTCGTGCTTCTTGCAAGCTATGTACACCTGTTTGGAGTTGGGATAACTCACTCTGTAAAGAAGTAATTCGTCTTTGTGTCCAAGAGATTTTTTCTTTGATTGTGTTGACACCATTGCGTTTCTCAATTTCTGTGTCAATCGATTCTTGAAGATTCTCTTTATCATTAGTCAACTTTCCTATTTGGTGTTCGCATTGCTGTCTTGCTTCTTCGAGTTCGTCCCACTTGTCTTTGGCGTTCTGTACCTTATCCAATCGGAAGGAGGGTTCGATGGCTTGCTGACAGGTGGGGCAGTCTTCGTTGTCTTCATAAAATAAAATCTCTTTATTGGTTTTATTTTGTTTAGAGTTGAACTGGAAAACGTACTTACCCATCTCATTGATTTTAGAATCTAATTTAGATTGATGAGACTGAAGTTCAGATAAGACACTATTTTCCCAACTAGTTACTTGGGTGTTAAGGCGGGCCAACTCTGCTTCTTCTTCGGCAATCAATTCTATTTTTTCTTGCTTTGCAGACTCAGAGATTTTTGTTAACTCGCAAAGATGTTTTTTCTGCGAGTTTATTTTAGTTTTGACAACCTCCAGTTGGTGATTGTTTTCGACAATTCTTTCTTTCAACGTAGAAACTTTATCTCTTAAAATGCCGTTCATCTTAGAGAAAACATTAATGTCTAATAGATCTTCGATTATTTCTCTTCTGGTGCTAGCAGGCAACTGCATAAAAGGAATAAACGAGGAACTACCAAGAACAACAATTTGGTGAAAAGATTTATGATTGAGTTTTAAGATATTTTGCTCGAGTATTTTTTGATACTCTTTGTTGTGCGAGTCTTGATTCAACAACTCTTGGTCTCTCCAGATCTCAAAGATAACTGGTTTTAACCCTCGAATGATCTTAAAGTTATGACCGTAAGCAGCAAATTCAACCTCGACGTGCATACCCTTATTATTAATGCTATTAATCAGCTGCGCTTTGTTAATGTTTCTATGCCCTTTGCCAAAAAGAGCAAACGACAGCGCGTCAAGCATAGTCGATTTTCCGGCACCGTTTTGTCCAACAATCAAAGTTGTTCGATCACCAGAAAGATTGATTTCTGTGAAATTATCGCCTGTGGATAAAAAATTCTTATACCGCAGTTTACTAAAATTGATCACGCAATCTCCAACGTTTGTGCTTCAACCATCAGTTCGTGTACTTGATTTTTAATGCGATCTTTATCAAGGTCAGTATCAACCGCATCAATATAAGTATATAATAATTTTTCTGTATTATCAACACTTATATTTTCATCGTCTACATTGCTTCCTGTAAAGTCTTGGAATGTCTCGGCGATTTGTAACCCAAAGATTTTTCGCGAATTAATTCTATCAACGAACTTCTCAAACTCTACTGGATTTGATTTATTAACAACAATAAGTTTAACGAAATTATTATCAAGTTTAGATAGGTTTTGAGTTACCAGTTTGTGCGCGTTCTCTCCTGTATCATCATAGTATAGTTTGGTAAAGATAGTATGAGGGTTTTCGATTGCTTCCAATTCGCGAGTTTCTGTATCTAAGACATGAAAATATTTGCGGTCGTCACAATCGCCCCAGAAGAATTGCATCTGAGACCCAAGATAATGTATGTTGTCATTCTTAGACTTAGTGTGGTAATGCCCCGAGAGCACTGCCTCGAACTTCGAGAAGGCGTTTGCACTCATACCCCCAACCGACTTAACACCTTTTTGCATCTCAAACCCTGCGAGCTCGAGATGCGCTGCTATTACCTCGGCAGTACAGTTCTTAATAAACTGCATTGTCTTCTCTTCGTTCTCTGGGTTTATCCACGGAATAAGAGCAACATTAAGACTGCCGTACTGGATCACTTCGGGTTTTTCAATGATACGAACCTCGTTCATATAGTGACCAAGGAGTTCTTTGAGAGCGTTTAACTTATTGGTATTTTTGTAGTAGACATCATGATTTCCTGGTATAATATCCATATGAATACCACGATCCCTAAGTACATCAAGGAAAATACGGCGGTTGTGGTTAAGTGCTTTAAAATTGATCGAAGTACGGTTTTCATAATAGTCTCCAAGGTGCAAGATCTTTTTGATACCGTGTTCTTCAAGGTATGGAAAGAAAACATCACGATAGAATTTCTCTTGATAATCCATGAAGATTTCTGATGAGTTTCTCACGCCTGTATGCGTGTCGTTCAGTATTGCTACCTTCATATATTAACCCACTAAAAAATCAGAAAGATCAGAGTCAGCATTAACAGTTCTTTTCTTTCTATCTTTCTTTTCGTAATCTTTAATCGTGTTGTCGTGTTCTTTAATTAAGTCAATTCTTTGTTTTAAACTTTCCACAAAGGCATGAGTCTGTCCAGCAGCAGGGTTCGTCTCAAACTCTTCCTGTAGAAGAAGTTCTAATCCAGTCTCAGAAAGATACTTCATTTTAATATCTTGCTGTTTTTTCTCTTTCTGAATACGCCGCAGGAACGCATACCAAGAGATCTGAGTGAAGTACGCAAAGGCATTGGGTTTCCCTGTGCGCGTGGCAGTCTCAAGGTTATAGTTCTCAATTGCTTTCAAGCAGTTCTCAACTGCATCCATTACCATCTCTTCACGATAGGTGTAGCGAACGAAATTTGCTTTGTGGGATAGACCTTCTGCGATCTTAAGAAAACATCTTGCAATATAATTGGTGACGATTGGTTTTGTAAAACCTTTTTCTTTTGCGTCGTTTGCTGATTTAACGTAATCTACGACTGCCATAGAGAAGTCGGCGTTATTAACATAATGTGGTTTGTCTTTAGGTTTCATATGAAATACCTTCAATTTAATATAAAAACTTATTATACTATAAAAAATAATCTATAACAAGGCTGTTGTTATTCTGCTAATTTTGCAGTATAATAAAGCTTCTAGCGTTAGGGAATGTAGTATACTCGAGTTAGTGTAGGGTGTCGTCGCCGTTGGGGAAACGTATAATATTACTTATTTTGCTTTCCGCAGAGTCTGTATGAGATCCCAATAATTCAGCAATTGCATCTGTAGTCTTCTTTACATTCAACAGTTGCTGTTTTTTAAAGATTTCTTCTCTGTCTTTCGCCATATAGTGCATTTCTTGAAGAGCAGACTCAAATTGATACAAAAGGTATTTATTGGGGTTAGAAGTGCCGATGATATGGTCGCTGTTGATTATAATATATTCATCGGCACTCTCAATATATTGCACCCAAGGTTTGAAAGTATAATAAGATTCTAAATTGTTGGGAGAAACAACAAGAGCAATCTTCATAGCGTTCCTAACTACAATTTCTTTTTCTCCATTTTCCGGCCAATCAATAACATCACAGATAACTTCTTCACCATCAGACAATTTAAATTGCTTTACATCATACATCATTTTAATTTTATCTTAGTTAGTTTGTGGGTAAACTTCTCAGTATTATATATTTTTATTCTTTCGGCGCTATGGCGCAGGGTAAAATTTGCCTTTCCGTTACTACGGAGATCGTCGGCAATGTCATATAGTTTTGTGTCTCTACCGTCTTCGGACACTCGTAAACCTCTACCAATCGATTGGAGTACTCTGATTTGAGATTTGGAAGGAGAAGCAAAGACAATATTATGTAAGTTGCGTATATTAATTCCAGTAGAAAAAGTCCCAAGAGAAGCAAGAACAACGCTATTGCTTTGTTTCTCAACAATTGCTCTAACCGCTTCCCTGTCGCTTGTTTTAGTTTCGCCAGACACATAAAATAATCTTCGATTAGGTTCTAGTTTCTCTTCGATAAGATCTTTCAGAATCTTACCGTGCCTTTCAACCAGGTTGAAAAGAACAAGAGTATTGCCGTCTAGAGAACAAGTAAGGTTACGGATAAAATTATTACGCCCAGAATGACTAACAATAAAATCAATCTCTTCTTGGTAGGTCGCGTCTCTTAACGTATTCCTTATCGCCTCTTCATATTCAAGTAGTATAATATCTATATCTAAATTAGCTAACTGTTTATCTGCTTGCAGTTTTGCGGTGGTAGTTACTTTATTTACTGGTCCGAATAATCCCTCCAAAACCATTTTGTTAGTTTCTGTACCGTCTAACGTCCCTGTTGTACCAAATCGATACTCCGCATTAACTGCCTTGTTCATAATAGAAGAAAGTGATTTCGCTTTAAACCCATGACACTCATCGCCAATAACCATACCAAACTGCTCGAACCATTTGGGGTGCAATTTGTGTATAGATTGCCAAGTGCTAATGATAATTTTCTTATCACTATCCTTATCCTTTCCGGAGTAGATTATATGACAGTTTTCTTCGGATTCGTACCCATAGTCGGCAAAGTCCTTAAACATCTGCTCTACAAGTCCTGTCGTCGGCACTACGACTAGAACTTTTTCAGAATGAAGGTTAGTATACCATCTCAGTAGTAAATATATAATGAACGATTTGCCGGAACCAGTCGGGGAAACTAGTACTGCTCTCTTGTTCTCAACGGCGTGGGTAAAGGCATCGTACTGGTAGTCTCTCGGCAAAAACGGTAGGTCTTTGAGAGTAGAAATCCATTTAAGGGTTTCCATATGATTGACGGAGTTTAACTGATTGGGTAACCCATAAGAAGATTCTTCTAGAGTTACTGCATACATACGCTCTGCAGCAAATCGTTTAATTTTATTATAGAGACCAGCGTTTATCTCACCATTGATACGATTGAGCATATGGATTTGACCATCCCAAACTCTCTTCTTAAACGCTGGCATAAACTTATGCCCTGGGACAAAGAAAGAAAAATGATCATACAATTCTTGGGCAACCTGCGGAGAACACTCAACAAGTTGCAGCATCGCATGATTCTTTAATTTGAGTTTAATTACTTCCACGGGTCATATAATATTTCAAAAGGGTTACATAATAACGAAACTGCTTTGGTTGCTGTTCGTAGTTGGGTAGTTTAGGAAATCTACGAATTAACTCTTTGTAGATTTCTTCTGACGACATTTGGTTAAAATCCTGCTTCAAACTTTTTGTACTCGATTATGTTTTTAACAGTTTGGTGACGCCATTTGAGATTTTCAACTATCTCTTTAACAGTATCTATACAATTCTTTAGGTACTCAATTTTCGCCTCGCTTGCTACTAATTCTGGATCTGCTTCTACGTAATGTTCCATCTCTCCTTTCAACACCTTTAATCCGTCAAAGGGGTCTGGGTCCCACCCGAGTTCTATAACTTCTTCATGCGGCATCTTACCTTGGTACCATTTCCATTTCAACAGCATAAGTTCTTTCTGTTTAAATTCTGCTTGTTTTAACTTCAATTTTGTGTGTGATAGTATCGATAGGTACTTCGCGTGTAGTTCGGGGGTTTGTCTAGAAGACTCATCAATAGCGTTAGGGTCAATTCGACAGTCTGTCTGCCATTCTTCTAATATTTTATCTAGATTCATAATGTAAGTTTCGCCAAAGGTTTAATATATTATACTATACTAATTCAAAATATACAAACCTAAACGCAGCATTAAATGTAATCGGCGTAACGTCGCCTGATTGTGTGGTAAATTCAATATCGCCGATAGAAATAGGAAATGCAGAATAGTATTTTATTCGTTTGACCACATTGTTATGACTAGACAATATAGAAACTGTTATGTCAGATTCAGTAGGAATCAATGTATCTCTGAAAGCGTCAGTACTTGTTACCTGAGGAGATTCGACAAACCGTTTCATCCAGTCGTAAATCTCATTATAGGTATTCATTTCTTCGTCAACGAGAAAGTTGAAAGAAACCTGACCAAATTGAATCTTATCCCCAACAATCGGAGCATTTACTCTACGGAACGGCATCTCTACTGCAGAGACGTCTATGGAGGGGTGCTGCACTGACTGGGCAAAATACTCTAGGTTTGGGTAATTCTCTCTGTTGATAGTTACAGAAAACCCAGTAGGTTGTAGGTAATTCACATTAGTGGTTAAAGTTGCCATATTGGTACTCGATGTCTTTACACATATTTATACAATATTTAAGACAAAAAAAACCCCCGCCTTTCGGCGAGGGTTCTCAAATTGAAGTATAGAAAAACTATTCTTCTTTTTCTTACTACATTTATGCTTCGTTGAGGATATTGTCAACGCGGAAGATTCTGTAGTATTCGTTAGTACGAGCAGTTGCCAAACCATCAGCAGGCGCCATGCCAACGTATGGGTTTGAAGCCATGCCGTAACGAGTCTTAAAACCAATCTTAGGTTGGAACGTATCTTCAGCAACAGCACGGAACATTTGCAGAGGGACGTATGGGCAGTAGAATACACCTGAGTCATAAGGATTAGTACCTTTATAACCAACAGTGATGTAGTCAGCAGTGCTATACGGATCAATGTAAACCTTAGTGCGGCCGTTTAATACGCCAGCAAAAGTATTACCTGTGTCATCTACTTGTAATTGAGTAGAAAGAGCAGGTGAATAATCGAGCATGCCAGAAGCAGAAAGAGCAGTCGCAACGTCTGAAGAACAGATTACGATGTTACCCTTGCCACGACGAGTTGCTTTAGCGATTGCATTACATTCGCGCTCGAGGTGAACGATTAAACCTTTATACTTCTCAACAGACCAACGACCATCAGCATCAACAGAAAGATCGAAGATACCTTTAGTAGCGTTAGTAGACTGCTGTGCACCCAACACTGCTTGTGAGTTAATCGTACGAACTACTTCACGATTAATTTCAGCAAGAATTTCAGTAGAAAGGATGTTGGCAAGTTCTGTTTCAGCGTCAAGACCGTGGATTGCTTTGAGGTCTTGTGCCAATTCAATTGTGTATTCTGCCTTGAGAGCACGTGACTTAGCAGTAACGGTTGCTTTCTCAATGGTGAAACCCATTTCGTTGAATTGCTCGCCGCCTGTACCGCCGAGTAATTCAGCAGTAGCAGTAGACATACCGCCAGCAAAAGTAGCAGGGTGCGCGCCGCCGGAATCGCCGATGTCGCCGTCGTTATCAGTATCAACAACGCCCGCAAGACCAGAAGGGCTAGTCCCTTGTGTGGCAGCCGAATCACCAGAGTAATAAGTCTGTGCTTCGTTGAACAATGCTTCTGTACCAGAAGTAGTAGCACCAGCCAAAGTCTTGTACTTGCTCTTCATAGCAAAGATAAGACCTGTAGGACCAGTCATAGGTTGAACACCACAGATGTCGTATGCCATCAAGTTAGGCATTGCACGACGTACGAGAGCGATCAGGACAGGATTCCAGTTATCAACAGCACCACCAGCGCCACCGAAAGAACCACTACCAGCCATTGTGCCAGCTTCCATCAAAGACTGCTCACCGCTTTCACGGAAGGCGATTTCTTGGTTTTCTAAAATTTGTGCAGTAACAGCACGACGATGTGAATCACCGATTTTACCGGCAGATTCTTCGTTGAGCACAGGTGCCCATTTTTCCATTAGTGTATCGTAAGACATTTCTTACTCCTTAGTTGTTTTTTTGATTGCTTGTAAATAACGATCCATCGAAGAAGTAACTTCTGAGGGAACATCGTTCGCCCAGTCTTCAACAATTTCTTCTGATTCAGCGATGATTTCTTTCTTGAAGTAAGATTCTTTTACAGTCTTAACTTTTTGTGTAAAAGATTCTTCGTCTTCGAAATCTAATGACTCAACCAATGATCGTAACTTTTCAACTTCAGTTTGTGCAAGGTCATTTGCAGATTCACGAATAATCGTTTCACGCGTTTGATCTTGAATTTTTTCGTTTAAAGACATCATTGCTTCGGTTGCGGAATTGAGTTTTTCTTCCAATTCTTCAACTTCAGAAGCAAGTTCGTCAACTAGGTCGACTTTGGACTCTGGTACTTCGATGTAAGATTCAACAAACAATTCTTTAAGATTGCTCATAAACCCTTCAGCGATTTCAGTACGCAAACCTTGCTCTAGAGCAACCTGATTTGTTTCCATCCAAGTTTCAACTACATAGTTGAGATAGTTATCAACTTTCTCGACGAGGTCATCGCGGGTGCTTTGAACTTCTTCTTCGAGCTTAGTGTGATATTCATTTTCCAATCGATCAACTTCTTCAGCGATCTTGGAACGAATTGCAGTTTCGAAAATTACAGCAGTTTTCCCTTTGAACTCGTCAGAGAGAGTTGCTTCTGATTCAACTAATTCACTCAGTTCTTGAGAGAAATTGTAAGAAGTTTCGGGCAGTTCAACTGCTTCTTCTTCTACCATTTCGCCAAACTCTTCGTGCATTTTAGCATATGCTGCAGCTAATTGGTCTTTTTTCATACCATTCATTTTGCTGTACATTGCGTTGATCATACCTGCTTTGGTTTTCGGCATTGGGCTCTGCTTAACAGAACTCGATGCTGCAGCAACTGATGCTACGGACTGTGCCTCAGCATTTTTCGTATCGTGAGCTTCCTCGATTTGGTTGTCCTCATCGTGAAGTTCAAGGTCTAAATTATCTTCAGACATATTTGACTCCTATTTGTTTGATTTGAGCAACGAGAGGAAATTTTTAAACTCACGTACCTGAGTCTCGTAGAGATCAGTGCGTGGAGCCTTTTTAATTTCAGTCTCCATTTCTTCAATTACTTGAGGTTCAATAATGCCATTATTCCAGACCCACTCAACGCCTTCCATGATTCCATTAACAAAAGCTGCTGGAGCCGATGGATCTTGCACGATATCTACCGTGTTAAGAATAAAGTCGTTTTTTACGACCATTGTGCCATTTTTGTTCTCAAGACTACCCATACCACGAGTTGACACTCCTAGTTGAACACCGCCTTCAAGTAGACCTTTTACAATCTGACCCATCGGAGTATCCAAAATTTGTGCCTTACCAATCACATCATTACCTTCCCACTGAAGGTCGGTTATGAGGTGTGAAACTTTATCAAGATTAACAGTAGGACCTTCGGGGTGATTTAACTCGCCGACTGATCGTTTCTGTGCAACTTGTTCGGTAACGTATTTATCCACTGCCTTTTCCATAATGGCCCGAGGATAAACACGACCGTTTCTATTCTTTTGATCTGCTTGTGCAAAGACGCCTTCTATTGCATAACCTTTACCACCGCTTTTTGCTTCGGTAATTACTGTTTCTATTGGTTGTCCAATATATTCTGCAATAAGTTTCATTTACATTTCCTTTGCAAAAGCAACACCCATCTTCTCTGCTTCTTTCTGAGAGCGATAAGTGTCTAATTTGTCACCGTCGATATATGCGGTGAACCCCTTTGTGTCTTTGTGCACCATTACATTTACTTTATTGACTTTCTTAGAAAATACGTGATCGCCTGCAGGCATCTTCTTCGCTTCTCTAATGTTTTTAAAAGTTTTCATGGTTTTATTTATAATAAATTAATATTTAAGAATCTTCGGGTTCTGTTAGGGGTTCTTCTTCTTGTTGGTTGAAAATCTCCCCTGCGATCTTGACCTTTGTTTGATTTAATACGTTTTGCACCCTATCATCAAGCAAATCTGTAAACTGTTTCTCTGCCTGATTGTAGTTTTTGTCCTGGATGTAGTCTAATAGATCTTCGATCGGATTAGTTTCTTCAACCTCGATTTCATTAGAAACCTCGACTTCATCAACAGTTTGATCGATTTCTTCAATTTCATTTTCTAATTCTTCTACTTCACTCATTTTATATCCTCGCTATGTAAGATGTTTTCTTTAAATTATCATTAAGTTTTCTNCCNGTANTACCAGCAGTTTTGTGTTCTGNAAGCACTTCGTCCCAGACCTGATCCGCAGCCGCATTCGCAATTGCAGTAACATCGGCTGGTGTAATCGCAACCGCAACTGCTGATACCGTAATCAGATCAACAATGTTAGATCTAACCAATGATACTGAGGCACCTTCTGCAAAATAGAACGGTGTTTCTCCTGGCTCTCTAGTATATAGATTACCTGTTATAGTCAATGTGTAGGATTGCCCAGAAGCATAGGGTTGTATTCTCCATCCATTTTCTAGAAAGAATGTTGTTCCTAGATTCTGATTGTCCGTAACAGCGTCACCACCCACCGCACTAAATGCAATAGGTTGCCCCGCTGGAATAACAGCATCAGGAGCCTCTCTAACCCATTCTTTCCATGCAGAATACAAGTCAACCTTTACATCTAACTGAGTGACGCCTTCTGCAACGAAGATCGTTTTTGTTATAGAATCAAATGATACCTTTTGATTTGGATAACCACCTTCATCTGCTGGTAACCAGTTCCACCAAGAACCATAGTTGAAAACTAAACTAGGCATTACTGTTGTTTAATCTCTTTCCACTCGACAACAAACATCGCTCGTGGATCTTGATACGCAGGTATCTGTTCGTGTGCATAGAAACTTACGATGTAATCAGGTCCAACATACCCATAGAGTTCTGCATCAGTGCCTGTGTAAGTACCAGTACTCGTTACAGGAGTAGTCCAAGTGGAATCTGCATACAACACACCAGTATTTCTACCTGTAATAAACAAGTAAACGTCACTCGTAGAAAGTGTCATACC